TTTTCCCTGTCGGAAGCAGTTGCTCCTCCCCAAATTCCTATAACATTATATTCTAAAGCATAAGCAAGACACTCGCTTTTTGCTGGGCATCCTGCGCATATTCGCTTTAGATAAGGATACTGCACTGAACTAAAGCCTTCAGGAAACCAGGCTTCTACATCTGTTCCTTCGCAGGCTGCTCTGTTTTTAAATTTTGGAATCATTTAATCTCCTGTTTTGTAAAAGCCTTTGGTTTTGAAGTGGACTGGTGCTGCACTGAATTGTTTATCCATCTGCACTTTACATTTCTGACACCACATAGCGTGGTCTACGTAAACAGAGAAGGACTGCTCTACAACTACATTGCATATCGGGCAACTAAATTCATAAGTCGGCAAGACCTAACTCCTCTCCGTCTACTGGTGTAGGTAGTGTGACCATACTGCCACAACCTGCACACTCACCATCTGTAAAATAAAATCCTATTTCTCCGTCAATGAATCCGCCTAACATTACAAAGATGTCACTGCCACAAGGACAGACTTCAAGTGGTGTACCGCGTAGGTCCATCGCCCTGCTGTAATCAATCTTATGCAGCAGGTCTCGGATGTCTCTACTCTCCGTCATCGTCCTGTTCTGCCTGTGGTACATCTTCATCGGGGTATGGTCTCCATCCTCCTAGGTTGCGGATAAGCGAGTTGATAGCACGCTGGACTTTCATTCTGGCACCGTCTGGTGTTGTCTTTAAATCCTTTGCTATCAGGTTCCACTCGTTGTTTTCTGTGCTGAACCTAATCCGTAGTACATTTTGTTTAGCCTCTGTTAGTTTGTAGAAAGCGTTGGCTATATCTGACCTTAGAACTAGCCAGTTGTTTCCATCTGATACTGCTTCTGATTTATTAAACTTAAAGTTAAGGTCTTTAATCTTTGTTGGTATCTCGTATGACTCCGAGATAATGCTAGGTAGGAAAGCCTCAACAACTGTTGAGTCGTAGTAGTACAGGTCAAGCAACTCGTAGCCAACTGCTTTAGACTTTTCTTTTTCGCAGAACTTAATCGCTGCATTACGTAGGGATTTAGCAATTAATTTATCTTTATCTTTCTGCTCAAGGGCTGACCACTCTTGGTATTTTGTGGGATGGGTAATGAACCATAACCAGAGAACCTGCTGGATATCCAGACTCTCAACCATTGGGTACTTTCTGTGGTACTCAACGGCTAATGACGCCACTAGGGTGTCATATTCAGTTAGGTAATTTGCCTCCACCTGTGCCTTCCCATTGACCTCTTTGTACCAATAGTCCTATTATGGCATAGTTTGCTAGGTCTTTGTAGGAATCCTCAATACTTTCATAGTTCGGCGTGTTGCCTCTGCGGTTGTAATAAAGATTCTTAAGTCGTTCCATCTTGTCGTGCATCCGCACTAGCAATCCATTGGTAGCCCCGCCTGGTGCGTGGGCTATGTTGTATGGTCCGTAGTCCTGATGCTTCTGAACCATAACGATTTTAAGTTCGGTCAAGATATCGTCTAGGTCTTTAACGTCCTTCATCTAGTACCTCTCTTAGATGTTTGTCAAACTTAGACATAGCCTCTGAGACTATGACTTCTTCTAGCATTTCCTCACCATCACCGTCTGCTATACCAGCCAGCAGGCTGCCTAAGATAGTTAACATTGTATCACCCGTTGCAAGGTTTTCTCTGTAGGCATCTCTAACATCTTTGAGGGCAGATAGTAAATCAAGCCCTTTGTTTTCTGATATTGGTATACCTACCAATTTTGGGTTGTTTTCAATATACTCCCAAAATTCATCATTACTCTGAAATACATTTTCTAATTCGCTCATCTAGCCAACCAATCCCTTCTTGTAGCACAATGCTATTTACATCGTGTCCATCTGGCATCTGAATAATGTTTACATTTCCTAGTTCTCTGCTTATCTTCTTACCAAACTCTAGCCCTGGATTATCTCCATCTGCTAGAACTATTACTGTCTCAAAGTCATCAAGAATATTTTTATAAAAAGGCTTCCAGTTATTAGCACCTGGAATTCCAACTGCTGGGTGGTTAGTCTTGGCTAAGACTGTAATGCAGTCAATCTCACCTTCAGTAACACAGATATAACTGTCTGCTATTAAGACAGCCTGTGCGTTATACATAGTTGTCTTTGCTCCTGGCAAACCTATGTACTTGGGGTCTTCTCCATTGATACTACGAAAGCGGATATCTACTATGCCTGACGGGGTTACATAAGGTATGGATAACTTACCCTTGTAGCCTTCGTGACCTGGCGATGGATTGTCCACTACTCCTAAATGAAATCTCCTGGCTTCGTCTACCGACAGACCCCGACTTGCTAGATAGCCGTCCGCCTTGTGGACGCTTTGTGCGTAGTCTGTCGCTGCCTGTTGGAGAAATTGTCTCTGCGAATTTGACAGCCTCACGATAGTTACCTCCTTCCTTATACATAATTAAGTCGTATACATCTCCACCAACACCACAGGCGTGGCATTTAAATCTTTCTTCATCAAAGTTAATACCCGCTGATGCGTGTTTATCTCCGTGGAACGGGCACTTTATCTTGCGCCAGCCGTGTGCCCGTGGTGGCACGGCGGCGCCAACATACTCTAGGTATGCTGCAATACTATGTTTGTCCATTTGCTTTATTTAGGAGAGCAATCCATACCCTTGCAGGCATAGTTGCATACCATTCTCCTACGTCTCCTTTTCCTTTACGCTTGTGAATGACTGCGCCTGTCCAGGCTTTGTCATTTGCCATCTCTACTTCTAACTCTGCTGTCCAGCCTGCAAGGTCTAGCCTGTTATGGTTCTTTATCTCAATAGTCACGCCCAATACACCGCTGATGTCGCCTTTGTCTAAGGTTGCTCCTGCAACTCTGCGGTCTGCATATGGGTATCCATTGGCTTTAAGCCAAGCAACAACATCTCGTTCTGCTTGGCTGCCTTTGCGTTTGGCTGCGCTACTCAACTGTTTAGTACATCTCTTGCTACATCCATTGCTAGCGTAGTTAGTGAATTGTATAACTCATCATTGTTATAAAGTTCGTCAACAATAATGTTCCACTCACCATCTGTTATTGGCTTGGCAAGTAATGTTTCTACATCTTCTTTTGCGAAAGAGTATTCCCATATTTTAGTTTCCATAGATAGTCTCCTGTGCATACTTGATTTGAACATCGTCTAGGTACATATTGTCAGGGTTAAAAGCAAGGCTGACATAGTTGTTACCTGTCTGGTCTGCCCGCCCGTATCTGTTCTTGACTGGGGCTACGCAGAGATAGATGTCATCACCTTGTTTCATCTGACCGATAGTCAGAATCATTGCAGGAATCTGATTGACCAAACCCTGAATGGCTGACCGTGGCTGGCAAGGATAGCCCTCAAAGCCTTCCTTGGTATGGTGTAGAACAAGCACTGCTGAGTTGGTATCTCTTGCAAGATACTTTAACTCCTTCATTGCTGCACGCATACCTTGGAACTCTTCGTGACCATCCATTGCTATATCCATTAGATTGTCTACGACAATTAAGACTGGACTTCTACCCCACACAGTTTCAAAGGCTGAGACTTCATCATCTAAGTCTTTAAGTGTAGGAGTAGATTCAAACGACCAGAACAAATGATTGTTGAGGGTTAGGATTTCTTCTGCTTTGGCTGGGTCCTTCTTCAACAACTGTTCTGCGTTGGCTTGACTTGTCCTGTTAGACATAGCAATTAATCGCATAGCCATTGTGTGAGCGTTGGTATCTGCGCTGAAGTACAGCGTAGGTAACTTTGCTCTGGCTGCGATTGCCAGTGCAACTGATGATTTACCTGCACCTGGAGTGCCTGCAACCATCGTAATTTCTGCACGGCGCAGGATAATTCCTGCTCGTTCAAAAGCCGCAAAAGCGGGTGGCAATGGTTCGCCACCCACCTCTGCTTTGCTTACGCTACGTCGGAGTGTTCTCACTACTTAACCTGGTCGGCTACGAATGTGTTCCACTCAGCAGAACCAGCCTTAACGTACTGGTTCTTACACTTATCAAACGCACCCTTCGGTGCTGGACAGAAGTAACCACGATATGTACTACCGTCTTTACCTGTGCCTTGGATAGCAGTCATCTTGCCGTGAGGGCAATTCTTACCGCCTCCAACTGGTGTAGCCCAACCATTTGCATTGTAATCTGCTGATGGTGTTGGCTCTGAAATGATAGACGCGCCAAGTTTGGCGGCTATCTGTGCTGGTGCCATTGGTGCTGCTGCACCTTTGATTGCTGACTCTAGTTCTGTTGTTGCAGAAACTAGTGCATCAAGCGCAGTAGAAACTATTTGGTCTAGTTCTTCTCCGCTTTCTGCTCTGACTGTTA